ATCAGCGTCTGCGTCTAAAATTAATTCTTTTCCATTTAAATCAATACCATTATTAGGTAATAGCTTACCTGCATCACTACCATCTATTGTTAAGAATGTAGTATCAGCACCGCCATCAGTTCCCTTAAAAATAATATCAGTATCATTACCTTGAGCATCAATGGTAATATTACCCGCACTAGTTGCTAGAGTTGATGCTGCATCACCTGTTCCAATATCATCTAAAGCAGTAGCACTAGCAGGAAGTTGAGATACGTTAATATATTTTGTAGTACCTGCATCATCTACTAATAATTTATCTGTTGAAGCTACTGTAATACTTGTGCCATCTGTAGCACCATCTATTTGTATTGCAGCACCTGATACTTTATCTGCAGTAGATATTGTGTCTAGTTTAGAATCTGCAATGGCTGCGTTAGAAGCTATACTTGCATTGACTACAGCATCTGATGCAAGTTGGTCTGCTCCAACTGCGTCATCTGCAATCTTAGCTTGAGTTACTGCATCATCAACTATAGAAGCAGTTACCACTGCACTAGATGCTAATTGGTCTGCACCGACTGCATCATCGGCTATCATTGATTGCTCTACAGCATCACTTGCAATAGTTAAAGCACCATTTGAAGCAACTGTAGCATCACCACTTACTTTACTAAATACATAAGTTGGTATTCTGGACATAGCAGATTTTCTTTCTGTTCCGCCACCGCCATCATCGACAATTAATAAATCTGCATCTGCTAGGTCTGCACCTATATCAGTAGCACCATCTATTTCTAATGCACCAATATCGACTTTACCTGCTGTTGTAATTGTTGATAATTTACTATCAGCAATACTACCTGCTAACATAGTATTTGTTACTGTACCAGTATCACCACTAGCTACTAATGTACCTGAAGCTGTTGGTAGAACTACTACGGCAGAACTACTTGCTGAGTGAGGAGCCGCTTGAAGTGTTTGTGCGTGAGCATTGGATGACTCACAATAAAATTTTACTTTAGATACAGCACCTGTTCCTGTTCTAATATCAATGTTACCATCTGTAAGAGATATACCGCCTGATGAACCATTACCATCTACTATAACTTTACCACTACCATTAGGTAATAAATTAATATTACCATTGGATACTGATACTATGTCATTACCATTAACATCTAAGTCTCCACCTAGTTGTGGTGTAGAATCATCTGCTACATTTGATATAGCACTTGATGTTGCAAGTCCTGCTACAACAGCACTTCTAGCAATCTTTTTAAGACCACCACCTGAAGTATCTATTGCTAAGAAGACATCATCATTAGCTACTAAAGATATTTCTGATAAAGAACCTACAGCTACAGAATTAAAGTTTGTTCCGTCTGCAATTAAAAGATTACCTGCAGTATTTGTACCCATGGTGATATCATCACCTGATACTGTTAAGTCTCCTGCTATTGTTAAATTTCTAAGTCCTGTTAAATCTTTATTGGAATCTACGATAACTGCTTTTGATGCAGTCACTGTTCCTGCTGTAATACCATCAACTAAATTTAATTCTGCTGCAGTAGAAGTCACACCATCAAGTATATTTAATTCTGCTGTTGTCGAAGTTACACCATCTAAAATATTTAACTCGGCTGCTGTTGATGTTACATTTGTTCCTCCAATATCAAGAGTAGTCATAGAAACTTCTCCCGCTACTGTGACAATACCATCTGCTAATGTTAATAAATCTGTATCATCATCGTGACCTATTGTACCTGCAACTACAATCGCATCTGTGGTTACAGTACCATCAAAAAACGCATCTTTAAATTCTACACTGGATGTACCTAAATCTAAGTCATTATCTGTAGAAGGTACAATCGCACCATTCGTAAATGTTACTTGATTTTCTCCACCTGTAGCTATTGTAATAATATCAGAGCCACTAAATGTAATAGATGTATTACTATCTGCATCACCTGCAATAGAATCTAATTGTAATGAACCAACATTTGTTATTGCAGCATCACTAAAATCTAATGCACCACCTACTGTTAATGTTCCTGATATATCTACATTACCATCTATATCAACTGTAGTAGCTGCTATTTGTATTTCTGTATCTGCTACTAAATCTAGTTGTCCATCTGTAGAAGAATTAATATATATTGCAGTATCTCTAAACTGTAATTTTTCTGTACTAGCGACTAAGATATCATCTGAAAACTCAAAGTAGTCTTCGTCTTCCATCCATTTTAATACACCATCACTAGTCTCACCATCAAAGGTGATTGTGATATCTGTTCCTGCAGTAGCTGCTCCGAATGTTAAAGTGTTACCTAATAACTTAGTTATTGGTCCACCTTCATTGGCAGTTCCATCATGGGTGTGTCCACTACTCGCCTGAAAGGCTGCTAGTATCTGGTCAAACTCTGCATTAAAATGAGACGCTTCGATAGTAGCACCATCAACGATTGTTGCGGAACTCTGTCTAGTATAAGTTGCTCCCATATGTTATCTTCTTCCTCCTGCTATAAATTCCATTTCAAAACCTTTTAAGGCTACTGGACTGTTGCTTGTTGCATCTAATATTTTTGCTGCAACTGTAAAACCACTTCCTTCAACGGGTTGTCTAATTAAGTTAGAACCTGTAGAACCATATACGGCTGTTCCAAAAACAGATTCTGCTAAACCATACTGTGCTATATTACCTGTTTGAGATAATGTATAGGGTTCTGGCTGCGGTACTTCATCATCACTAAAATCATACTCTAATAAAAAGCTAGATGATAATGCACCTGTTGGGTCGATATTCCAAATTACTTTTTGAAAACTTTTTCTAATTCCGGGGTCTCCCATAGTCATATCAGGTGACCTATAGATACCACTTATATTTACTGTTGTAGATGCTTGTGTAAAAACATTTCCTGATTCTTGTTTGTATACATAACCATCATAACCACCAGATATTATTGTTTCTGTTCCTGATATAAATGCTGAGTCAGTGCTAGAAACTTTTAAACCTTTTACATCACCATACTCAAAACCTAATTGACCTGTATTAGGATTAGCTTTAATAACAGATAATAATCCTCTAGATGAATCTTCCGCTTGTATATCTGATGTAGGAAAAAATAATCTGTATTGTGATTTATTTCTAATAACTACTGAGTTAATATTATGTGTAGTTATTTCATTAATTCTTTTTTGTATTTGTTTTGATACAGTACCTAATTCTATATCATCAATTCTATCTGTACCTGCAATAGTTCTTAAACCATCGGGTGCTAGAAATACAACATCACCTGCAAGTTCCTGAATACTTCTACCATCTACACATCCAATGTTTCTAGTAACAGGTTGTACTGCAAAATCAGAAGAACTACTTCCTGTTAATTTAAATATTTTATCTTGGCCAAATATAAATAAAGTATCACGAAAAGCTTTTAGTCCTACAATCTCTGTATCAACTTTAATAGTTCCACCACCATTATTAGCTGTAAAATCATTAGTAAGGTTTGGCCCCATAAAACTAATCTGTTGTTTATTACTAGCATCGCCTGAAAAAAATATATGATTCTTAAATACTTCTACAAATTTAAAGTTAGCTGTTCCTGATGCACTAACAACAGATGTACTAAAAGAACTATTTAATATTTGTGGATTAGATGTTGCTGTGGTAATAACAATTTTATCTGTACCATCAAAGTTAAATAATCTATGTTCATAGTTTTGTGTAGGTGTTCCTAAACTTGTAATAGTAGATGTCCAACTACCATCTCCTGCACTTGCTCTATGTATACTACCACCTCTACCTGCTAAAACTACATCATTAAAGATTGCAGTAAATACTACTCTTTCTGTAGATGCAGATACTTGTGGGCATATATTAGAATTAAACTTTGTAGTTCCTAATATTTTTTTATAACCACCTTCAATGTCAGGCTCAAAGTTTTGTAGTTGTAGAGCCTCTCCCGGAGACATAGAGAACACATCTTTGTTTAAGATTAATCCTCCACCTAAACTAACTACTGAAGGTTGTGTTGCTGCCATACTATGTTACAGTTAATACTGAAGTGTTACTTGTTGTTCTATTAGAAGTATTAAGATTAACTCTAGTATCTTTCATATATTCAATATGATTTAACATTTCAGTTCTAATTCTTCTAACACCTTCTTCATATTCTGCATTAGATATATTAGCCATAGGTACATCATTCTTTAATTTATATAAATAATATTTTGCTCTATTAACTATTACATCTGCATAGATGTCTGGTAAATCCATTGTATCACCATGTGCTGATAACTCTGTATGTGTTTTATAATATTCATAAAATACTGTGTAGTCATCAAACTTAGGTATTGGTGATAATCCAAAACTTTTATGGTCGGGTGTTCTATACACAAATAAAGGTTTACCATATTGTGAATCATTAGCTGCTACATCTTTTCTAAATGCACCTTGTAAGAAACCATCATATGTCATAGGTTTTAATTTAACTGCTTCTTCTTGTCTTTTAACTCTTACATAATCTACATCCATATTAGTAGCTGTGCTTGGATTGTTTAATGTTATAAAAGTTGTAGCTGCGGTTGCTGTAAATGTTGTTGATAGTATTTCACCATTACCAAAATCTGTAACTGTAATTGTACTATTTAAATTTTGTGTTCCCTCTGCTGCAGTACCTACTTGAACTTTAAATGCTTGTCCTGTAGAATTTGTATCATAGGCTCTAACAGATATATTATAAACTTCTCCTACAATAGTTGATATAGATTGATGTGCTGCATAGTCATTTAATCTTAATCTACCATTATCTGTAGAATTCTAAGCAGCCCTACCTGAACCTGCTCTTGTAGTCCAACTCCTTATCTCAGATGTAAATTT